AGCTGCTGAAGAAGAAGCAGTTGAAGAAGAACTTTCTGAAGAGTCTAAAGAAGTTAAAGAAACTGAATTAGAAGAAGAAGAAAAAGAAGAAATGAACTATGTTACTAAAGAGGAGTTTACATCTGCTGTTGAAGAAATCAAAGCAATGATAGACGACAAACTTGGTAACAAAGAAGAAATGAAGGAGGAAGTAGAAGTAGAAGAAAAAGAAGAACTTTCTGCTGTTGCTCCCGAACCTGTAAAACATAATCCTGAAGCTGAAGTTAATAATAAACTAAATTTTAAAATTTCTGAAAACAGAATTAAAACAACTAAAGACAGGGTTTTTGATAAAATTTTTAACAATAATTAATATAAAATAAAATGGCTAATAGTTTAAATAGTTTAACTACTACATATGCTGGAGAGTTTGCGGGTAAATATATATCTGCTGCTTTATTATCAGCTAACACAATTGACAAAGGCGGAATAGAAGTGAAGCCGAACATAAAGTATAAATCAGTAATGAAAAAAGTAGCAACTGGTGCTGTAATAGCAGATGCAAGTTGTGATTTTACTAAAACTGACGATGCAGTTACAATAACTGAAAGAATCCTACAACCGAAAGAGTTTCAAGTAAACCTTGAATTTTGCAAAAAAGATTTTTCACAGGATTTTGAGGCGATTCAAATGGGGTATTCTGCATTTGATAATATGCCTCCATTATTTACTGACTACATTATAGGTCACGTTGCTGGAATGGTTGCAGAAAAAACAGAGCAGACTATCTGGGAAGGTGTTGATGGTAGCGGTCAATTCGATGGCTTGGCTACTTTAGCTTTAGCTGATACTGATGTTCTTGATGTAACTGGAACAACTGTTGATGCTGCTAATGTTGTTGCTGAATTAGGCAAAATTGTAGATAGCATACCAGCTTCACTTTATGGAAAAGAAGATGTACACATTTACATTTCACAAAACATAGCAAGAGCATACGTTAGAGCATTAGGTGGATTCGCTGCTACTAATAGTGGTGTAAACGCTCAATCTCATATGTGGTACGGTGATGGCGCACTTTCTTTTGATGGTGTTAAATTATTCGTTGCTAACGGTCTTAATGATAACACTGCAATGGCTGCTCAGAAATCTAACTTATTCTTTGGAACTGGTTTATTATCAGATATGAACGAAGTTAAATTGATTGATATGGCTGACATTGATGGTTCTCAAAACGTTAGAGTTGTAATGAGATATACAGCTGGTGTTCAATACGGAATTGGTTCTGATATTGTTCTTTACCACGTTTAAGAAATAAAAAAATAATTAGGGAGCTGAAATGCTCCCTTAATTTAAAATTAATAACAAATGGCTTGCGATTTAACACAAGGTAGAAAAGTACCATGCAAAGACGTAATTGGCGGCATAGTTAGAGTTTACTTCATTGATTATGGAGACTTAGGGACGATAACTAAGGTTGACGATGAAATTACTGTACTTGCTGGAACTTTTAACGCTTTTCAATACGATTTAAAAGGAACTAACAGTTTAGAAACTGCTATTACCTCAAGTAGAGAGAATGGAACGACATTCTTTGAAGAAACATTAACTTTAACTTTACCTAAGTTGTCTAAAGAAGACAATAAAGAACTAAAACTTATGGCTTACGGAAGACCTCATATTGTTGTTGAGGACAGAAATGGTAATTGTATGTTAGCTGGCTTAGAGCATGGAATGGATGTTACAGGAGGTACAATTGCTACTGGCACTGCTTTCGGCGACATGAGCGGTTACACATTAACACTTACAGGGCAAGAATTAGAACCAGCTAACTTTATTGCTGGAGCTGTTGCTGGAGACCCTTTTGCAACTGCTGCTACAGGAGCAACAATAGTTTTAGGAACTAATAGTTAAAAAAAGACGCGATTAATATAATTGTGTGATTCATAATATATAGTTTGATTGGAGGGGAGGAAGTGATTAGCCTCCCCTTTTTTTATTTAAAAATATGCAAATATTAACTACAAGTGGCACACGAATTATTAACTTTATACCAAGAGAAACAATAACTGGTACTAAAACTTATAAATTAGTGATAAAGTCAGAGGCTCAAAATAAAGTTATATTAACAGACGATGCAGCAACATTTTCTGAACTGGATTACTATTATCAGTATTCAACTACTCAAGCATTAGTTGAAAATAATTACTATACTATTACAATCACCAATACAACAGACAACGCAATAATTTTTAAAGACAAGATGTATTGTTCAGACCAAACACTTTCAGACTATGAAATTTCAAACGGTGTTTATATAGAACAAAGCACAGGAGACAATCAATTTGTACATTATGGATAACTTACACTTAATACAACTTAATCAATACGAACGACCAACTATTACAGAAGAACGTAATAGAAATTATGTATCAATAGGAGATAACAACGACTATTACCAATGTTTGATTGATGCTTATATGGATAGCACTACAAACAATGCGGTAATTAACGGAATAGTTAATCAGATATATGGCAAAGGATTAGATGCTACTGATTCAGCTGAAAAGCCTGACCAGTATGCTCAAATGAAAAGTTTAGTTAAACCTCACGATTTAAGAAACGTTTGCCAAGATTTAAAGCTATTAGGCGAAGCTGCTTTTCAAATTACTTACAATGGCAATAAAATATCAGCAATAACACATTTTCCAAGAGAAACGTTAAGAGCTGAAAAGATGAATGACAAAGGCGAAATAAAAAATTATTTTTATTCTGCTGATTGGTCTAAGGTTCAAAGAAATACTAAACTAAAAAAGTTTCCTGTTTTTGGTAGTGGTGGACAAAATGAAATTTATATTATTAAAAGATATGTTACTGGTTTTTACTACTATTCACCAGCTGACTACAATACATCTTACGCAACACTTGAAAACGAAATTGCTTGTTATTTAATTAACGATACTCAAAATGGTTTTAGCGGAACTAAGGTTGTCAATTTTAACAATGGCGTTCCAGATAGAGAAAAGCAACTTGCTATTAAGAATGATGTAATGTCTAAACTTACAGGAAGTTACGGCGAAAAAGTAATTGTTGCCTTTAATAACAATGCAGAAAGTAAAACGACTGTCGAGGACATACCATTAAACGATGCGCCAGCACATTACTCTTATTTAAGTGAAGAATGTTCTAAAAAGATTATGTTAACTCATAGAGTTACTTCACCATTGCTTTTAGGTTTATCTTCTGCTAATGGTTTCTCAAGTAATGCTGACGAAATAGAAAACGCATCAAGGCTTTTTAACAATGTGGTAATACAACCATATCAAAACCTTTTGATTGATTGCTTAGACACAATATTAGCTGTTAATGATATTAGTTTAAATCTTTACTTTAAAACTATTGAACCACTTGAGTTTATGGATTTAGAGAACGTTGAAGGCGAAGATGCTATTGAAGAACAAACTGGAATTAAAGAAGATGAAAACACCGCAGAACTCGAATTAATGGCTTCTAAGAGTATTTCAAGCAAGGATAGTGATGAACTACTACACGAAGCATTAAATGAGCTTAAAGGCGAAGTAATGGATTCGGAGCAATTTGAGATAGTTGATATTAGAGATGTAGACGATGAAAACGAAAGTGTTGAAGATTGGGCAACTGATATGATTCAGTTAAGCGATGTTGTGGATAGTAAAGAAGATGGTTTTTCTACTTTAGATAAATCAAAATACAAAGTTCGTTATAAATACGCTAAAGGTAGTAGTAGAGGTGGAAACAGTAGAGAGTTTTGTCAAGAAATGATGAACAGAACAAGAGCTGGTATAGTGTATAGATTAGAAGATATTGACAAAGCAAGTAGAGATATGAACTTTAGAGCTGCTAAGTTACCAATGCACAAGGGCGAAAAATACGACTTGTTTAAATTCAAAGGCGGTGTTTATTGCAGACACAAATGGCAACAAGTATTGTATACTATTAAAAAAGGCAAAGAAGTAGGTAGTGATGATTTAGATGACTACAAGAAAACTAAATCAATCCCTAAAAGTTACGAACCAACTCCAAGAGGCGCACAACAAGCTAAAAAAGCTCCTGTTAATATGCCTAATAATGGACATCACCCAAATTATAAGAAATGAGTAAAGCACTTTTTGTAACAAGACACGATATTTCAGTATTTACTGCTGCTAATGGTAATATAGATAATGACAAACTGTTGCCATTTATAAATCAAGCTCAGGATATACATATCCAGAATTATCTTGGAACAGATTTGTATAATAAAATACAAGCAGAGATTGTTGCTGGTACATTAGCTGACCCTTATTTAGCTTTATTAAATGACTATATAAAAGATATGTTGCTACACTGGTCAATGGTAGAATACTTACCTTATGCTGGTGTTAATATTGCTAATGGTGGTATATACACAAAGAATCCTGAAAATAGCACAGCACTAAGTAAAGAACACGTAGATAGCTTAATTGAAAAAAGTAGAACAACAGCTCAGTTTTACACAAATAGATTTATTGATTATATGCAAAGTGGAATAGCACCTTCAAATTTTCCAGAATATTACAGTAACACACAAGCGGATATGTATCCAGATGATGTTGCAGATTTTGGTGGTTGGGTACTTTAAAAATAAAAACAAATGAGTGATACTTGGGGTAAAGGTTCGGTAAATAATAACATAGGTTGGGGGCAAGCTGCTGGTAGTGCGACTAATGACTGGGGTAAATCTCAGAAGGAAAGTTGGGCTGGTCAAACAGATATTGTTGGCATAACTTCTGTTTCAATTACTTATTCATCAAGCGCATTTTGTTCTGACGCAAATGACCCTACACCAACCATAAGTAACAACGCTGGTGCTGGAACTTTTAGTTCTACTGCTGGTTTAGTTTTTATTAGTACAACAACAGGTGAAGTTGACATTTCTGGTTCAACTGCTGGTAGTTATGTAATTACTTATACTGATACTGATGCTGCTACTGCAACTTTTAATTTATCTATTAATACAATACCTACTGTAACAGTAAGTGCTTCTGCTGGTACTATTTGTGATGGTGAAAGCACAATATTAACTGCAAGTGGTGCTAATTCTTACACTTGGAGTAATGGCGGAACAGGAGCGAGCATAACAGTTTCACCAAGCACAACAACTATATTTACCGCAACTGGAACAGATTCAAATAGTTGTACAAGCTCAGGCGGAACTACAATTACAGTTAATGCTCAAGATAGTGCTGCTTTTAGTTATGCTGCAAGTTCTTTCTGTGCTAATGGTACAGACCCAAGTCCAACAATAACAGGTACTGCTGGTGGTGCTTTTACTTCTACTGCTGGAATAACTTTAAATAGTTCTACTGGTGAAATTGATTTGGATGCTTCAACAGTTGGCACTTATTCAATTACTTATACTACTACAGGAGTTTGTCCAGATAACCAAAGTACAAACATTACAATTAACGCTGCTGACAATGCTGCTTTTGCTTATTCTGCGAGTAGTTACGAACCAACAGATTCAGACCCAACACCAACTATCACAGGTTTAACAGGTGGAACGTTTAGCGGAACAACTGGTTTAGTAATTAACTCTACTACTGGTGAAATAGATTTAAGTGCTTCTACTGTTGCAAGTCATACTATTACTTATGATACTACGTCAAGTGGTTCAAGTGTTTGTCCAAATACATCTACTCAAACAGTAGATATTGCTTTGGCTGGCATTGCTAATAATTATAGTATGAGCTTTGATGGTTCAAATGATACTATACAAGCAATAGGTTCAATAATTACAGGTAACAATTCAAGAAGTGTTTCTTTATGGTATAAAACATCATCAAGCTCTGCTCAAATTCCTTTTTCGATTGGTAACCCTGATGACACTACAAGTAATTCACAATTTGCTTATTGTTTAAATAGAGAAGATAATTCTGAAAAAGCAGCTATTTTTGGCAAAGGAAATGATACAAGCGCATTTGCTGTTCCCAATACATCTGATGGTAATTGGCATCATTTAGTAGTTACTTATAACCAAAGTGCTTTAAAAGTTTATATTGATGGAAATTTAGAAGCTGAACCAAGTTTACCTTCTGCAAATTATACAACATCAAGTGGGTTAACTATTGGTAGCTGGTCTGATAACAATAGATATTTCAATGGCTCTATTGACGAAGTAGGAATCTGGAACACAGCTCTAACATCTACACAAGTATCGGAGATATACAACGCAACAGGAACTAATTTAACTAAAGACTTAACCACAGTATCAGGTTCAAACCTAATATACTGGAATAGAATGGGAGATTAATTATG